TGTTAAAGAAACCGGCTCATGACGGTCATTGTATAGAATTTTAGGAGGAACAGATTTTTTCTGTTTCTGCGCGGCCTTTTCCATGCGACGCCCTTTGGCGATGCCCAAGAGAAACATATCAATTCCAAAAGAATAGACGTCCGAAGTGTTTTTCTCATGAATCGCATCAATTTCATGGAGAAAGACTTCATAGCCTTTGTGGCTCTTTTTGCGTTCCAACTCAATGGTGCGGAGTGTGGATTCTGCTTTAGTCATAAATTCAACCTCCAATTTTATTGACAAAACAAACAAAATAAAATAAAATAGGAGATGCAAGGGGCTTTTGAGTAGGGCTTCTAGCGGTTTAGCGGTTCAGTGTTCCAGCACTGGCCGCTTTTTTGTATGCCTCAAAGCGTGCGACCTGCTCGGCTCTCGTGAGCTTTGCAAATTCCTTGCTTGTCATGGAGCATCACCTCCCGGTGTTTGCTCCCTTGCACCTCTGACCTCCTTTCCATGTATTTATTATACTACGAAAATCGTAATCGGTCAATACGTTTTTCGTAATTTATATAACTTTTTTCGTGTTGAAATACTACGCAATTCGTAGTATAATAACATATAGAAAGGGGCGAGAGATATGCCATTGAAGTATCGCTTAAAGGTTTTACTTGCAGAAAAAGGAATGACGCAAAAGGAGCTTTCCGAAGCAACAGGAATCCGGGCACCAACGATTTCTGCAATCTGCGTTGGTTCAGTGAAGCAGTTCCCGGTTTCTGCAATTGAAAAAATCTGCAAAGTGCTGGATTGCCAGCCGGGGGATATCATGGAATATATTCCCGACGAAGAATGATTTTTAGCCCTGCCGCCCGACAGGGCTTTTTATATGCCATGAAATCCGTTGAGCGCATAAATTTTTCCTTGCCATTCTGCATGGCTGGGTCTGGCTCCACCATGTGCCGTTACCTGAACATAGCGAGCACCCATTTGTTGCATTCGCTCCAATTGCAGTTTAGCACAGGTTTGATTTACACCTGTAAGAACACATCTTCGGGCCGCAACTTCCAGCGAATCTGTGTGGCCGCTGGGGTAAGTGATCTCCGGCATCTCGTCTGCAAGGCTGTCCACAGCCTGCTTGACGGCGGTTTTGTAGTCAAAGGCACCTGTGGCCACCTTGCCCCAGGCGACATCCAGCGTGCGCTCAAAGGCCCCGGAGACGGTGTTGGCCGTTGTGGCCGTGAGGTTCCGCCATGTGCCGCAGGTCTGCCGGGCACCGGCGTTGAGCAGGTTGTTCAGGGCCGCGCTCTCTTCAAAGGGTGTGGGCTCGAGGTTGTAGTGGTAATAGATGGCATCTTCCCGCTCCATGGCTTCGGTGGCAGCCTCTTTGAGCAGCCTGCGGATGGTGGCTTCGCTCTTGCCGCTGTACTTTGCCAGCAGCTTGACCACGTTCTCCCGCACCGCCTCGGTCTGCTGGTAGCGCCACAACTGCCAGTCGGCCGTTTCGGTGAGGGTACCCATTTTGCCGATGCGCCGGGCGACATCCTGTAAGATCTCATCCTCGACCTGCTGCGCCAGCTGCACAAAGGCATCCGGCATGGCATCGAGGTAGCTCGGCGGCAGCATCAGGCACCTCCGAAGGTGAGCTGCTCATCGGTCTGGCTGTCAGCCTTGGCCTCTGCCGCCCACTGGTGGGCCTCGTCCTCGCTCAGACCATACCGGGCGGACAGATACCGGCAGCGGGGCACAAGCCCTGCCAGAGCGTCCTCCCGCAGCTGTGCGGTGCGCTCGGCCTCGCTGACGATGTAGCTGTCGTCCCAGTTGACCGAGATGCTGGTGTCCGGGTCCACATCTGCACCCAGCAGGTTCTTTGCCACCCACAGGATGGCCCGCAGAATGCCGATCAGTGCCGTCTCAATGGGGATCTGGTTTTTGTTGGCGTTCTGCACAAGGTCCTGTCGGCTGCCGGTGTACTCGGTGGCGGTGGCCACCTTGCCCAGCTCAAAACTGTAGCGGTGGCAGCCAAGCCCGCACTTGAAGCTCATCATGTCCAGAGCGTCCTGCACGGCCCGGTGGTTGTCCTCGGTGCGCAGGTCGGGGTTGTACTCCCGCCATGCGGCCGGCTGGTCGATGCTGCCTTCCGGTGCGGGCAGCTCGTAGAAGATCTGGCGGTGAACGGCATCCGGCGGCACAGCGTGCTCCACACCGTCCTTGTCCACCCACTTTTTGCACATGGAGCGGTCATAGAAAATTTTCTTGCCGCCCAGGCGGAGGTCCTGCCGGTAGTTGTCAAAGGCGTAATCCGCCATCTGGGCTGCGTCCAGCGCCTCGGAAAAGACGCTCATACCCAGCCCCATGCCGCCGTCGATGTTTTTGGCGACAGCCGGGCTGAACAGGCTGAACCATGCCGGCGCGCCGGTGACCGTGATGTGCTCCACCATGCCCGGCGGGGTCTTGGCCTTGGCAAATTTCGGCGTGCCGGAAACATCGTCCATCACCTCGAACCATTCATTCGTGATGGTCCGTTCGCCGCCCTTGCAGGTGTGGGTCTGCAGATAGACGGCGGGCTTACCGCCCATCACGCACTCGGACACAAAGGCGGCCTCGGTCACCACGCCCCGCTCCACGCTGATGGGCAGGATGCAGCAGGCGGGGTCATAGTCCAGCTGAATGCGCCCCTGCGGCGAGGGCAGGGCGTTCCCGGCGGCATCCACCGTCAGGCCTTCCACACTCAGCACAAAAGCACCGGTGCCGGACCAGTAGGCCTGCTCCACCAGCTTGTTGGCATTCTCCCAGAAATGCAGCTGCCGCAAAAGGCCGCCGGTCTGCTGCTCATCACTGCCCAGCAGGTAGGCGGCACTCTTTGCGTCGCCGATCTGGAAGGTGGTCTTGTCGTTGAGCAGCAGGTTTGCCCAGTCCTCGCAGACATGTTTCGGCATCCGCAGGGAAGCCAGACGCCGGGAAATGACGCTGCCGTCCGGGGCGTCCTCCTTCTGGTCGTGGATGTCGGGAACATCGCCCTTCCACCATTGCCGCCAGACTTCAATGTTGCCGTAATAATCCGCATCCAACTGCAGATGTTTGGTTTTGTTCAGATATTCGATAAAGGCCGAAACGTTCATCTTGCAGTCAGTCTCCTGTAATCACGCTCAATGGTGTACTCAAAGGCGTCGAGGGTGTCAATGTCGGTGGTGCCGTCGTCCAGACGCTCGTCCACGCCGGGGCGCTTCTGGCTCCACAGGGCGCTTGCAAGGGCGTCCCGCAGGGTGGCGGCCTCCGGCATATACCAAAAGCGCCCGCCGCCCATGAGAATGGACGTCAGGCGGATGCGGTCGATAATCTGAATTTTTGCGGAGTTATTCACCCGGTCGGCCAGCCAGTACAGTTTAGAGGCCCGCAGCCGGGTGCGGATGTGGTTGATCAGCGTCTGCTCGGCGCTGTCACAGAACATGTAATGGATCTCGCCGTACCGTGCGAACACGGCCAGGCAGAAGGTGAGCAATTGGTTGGCCAGGTAGTCGGCATCCTGGTTGCGGGGGTCCACCCGCTGGGATGCCAGCCCCACGACGCCGGAATAGTACGGCAAAATGCCCGTTGCCACAAAGGCGTGCTGTGAACCGTTGCCGCCGAAGTCCACCCCGATGTGCACCCGCCACGGCTTGCAGGGCTTGTTTGCGGGCCAGAGGAAGCGCTTGTCGTCGGCGGCGATGCTGTCCGCAAACGGGCGGTAGATGATGCCGCCTGCCGCTGCCCACTGGCCGAGAATAAACCGGTTGTAGTACACCGTGCCGGCATATTCTTTTTTCAGCTGCGCCACGAACTCCGGCGGCAGGGTGGGGTTGTCGTCGATGGTGTAGGCCTGACAGTAAATGTCAGCATCACTGTCGAGGAACCGCTTGAACCAGTGCTGGGGGTTATCCGGGTTGCAGGTGCCGTCAAAATGGCTGTGCGGGCAGGAAAGGCGGCTCTTGAGCATCTGAAAGACGCCCTCGTCCCAGGTGGTGATCTCGTCACCGTAGGCATACTCGAAGGCAGCGCCCTGAATGCGGGCAATGTGCTTTTTGTTGTCAGCGCCCAGCACATACACCTTGCGGCCAAACAGCTGCACGACATTGCCGGCAGCCGAGGTGCGCACGACGCCCACCAGCTCAGGCCCCCAAAGGGACCGCATGGGCTCCAGCACGTTGCGTTCCAGCGTGCCCAGGGTGTTGCCCAGCATGACCAGCAGGCCCTCGTCCCGGGCCGCGCAGATGCGCTTCGGGATGGTGACGGCGCAGTCCAGGTAGGTCTTGCCGGAGCGGGTGGCCCCGGTCTTGATGTTCCAGCGGTGGCTGCAGTTGCGCAGGAACTCCTGCTGGAACTCAGTCAATGGCACTGTCCACACCTCCCAGCAGCTCCCGGGCACGTTCCAGCGTGTCGGCGGCGGTATCATCGGGCGGGTTGTCCTCGCCCAGCATCTTCAGCAGCACGTTGGCGGCCTGCGGGTCGCCCTTCTTGGCACGGGCGGTGATGCCCTTGATCACGGCCATCTGGTTGTCGATGTCCTCCGGATCCACAGCATCCCGCAGCAGGGCGTTCACGCTGCGGCGGTCGGTCTCCGGCAGGCTGAGGTAATAGTCGGCGGCTTCCTTCATGCTGCGTTTGCGGCGGCGTGCCTTGCCGGACGCAATGCCGCCCTGCTGGGCGATCTCTCTCTGTTCGCTCTCCGTTCGCTTGTTGAACGGGATAAGATTCTTCTCGTTGGACACGTCACCACCTCTCATGGTTCAGGTAAAACAAAAGCCGCCCCGGAGGACGGCCAGAAATATGCAAAGGATGCCCGGCTGGTACATTCAGGCTGTTGGTCGGTAAATGTGTTCCCCTGTCGCAGCCGGGCAGCACAAAGCCCGCAGGATTGAAGGGAGTAAACCTTTCCTGCGGGCTCTTGCGATGATACTATTTTATCATGAAATCAAAGACATGTCACTGACGTCGTACTGACGTTTTACTGACATCTGTCACAGTTCCAAAGCATCCACACCTTTACGGTGATGACGGTAAACCTGCCGTACACAGATGCTCATCTTCTGTGCAATCTGCTCCCAGTCCTGAAAGCGGAGATACTTCAGCCGCAGGACCTCGTAGTCCTTCGGGTCGTCCACATCCTCCAGTCGGGCCATAAGTTCGGCGTGGAGATCATCACACAGCATGATCTGTGCATTCAAGGCTTTCTCGGCTCGTTCAATACGTTCTACAGTTCGTGCCAGACTCTGCCCATCACCGCTGCCGCCCGGCATTCCGGTCAGTTGCTGCGTGGTACAACCGGTGTCACGTTCTGCTTCATCTAAATCATCTCGCAGGTGCTTGGCCTTTACCATAGCGTCCCCGTACCGACTGAGCCAGCGTCTTTTCTCTTCGTAGGTCAAACTCGTTTTCTCCTTTCTATGGAGGGTATGGAGGGTAGGAACCTATTTCCGAAAACTCCCTAGTAGGGGAACAAAAAAATAGAATATATAGGAAAGTCCCCGGAAAGGCTCCTTTGCCTCCATTCCCTCCATACTCAGTTCTTCAGGCGGGTCTGTTCGTACAGCGGCGGGCCCTGGGTGCTGCGGGCGGGCAGCTCTGCACCGCGGTTCAGCGCCATGCAGCGCAGGCCCTCCTCAGACAGGGCCATGCCCACATACTCGTTGTAGTACATGCCCTTGCGCACCTCGTAGTGCTTTTTGACCTCGATGCCGAATTGCTTGTTGGCCATGCGCCACTTCTCGTTGTTGTCGCTGCACCAGTTGAGATAGGTGCGGAACAGCACGCTGGCCTGCACGGTCTGGCCTTCGGCGGGCTCGGTGCAGTCGGCCAGAAAGGCGGCAATGCGGTCCTGATCCTGCTTGTAGGCGTCCACGGCCTTATCCACAGCAGCACAGGCGGGCAGACCGTGCTTTTTGCCGCCCTTGCTGAGGGCAAGCCACTTCTGCAGGCCGTCCAGCGCCCAGTTGAGGATGCCGGAGAGCTCCGCTTCCAGCTTCTGGGGAAGCAGCATGTCCTGTTTGTCCGGCGGGATGCACTGGGTGAACGGGATGAGCCGGATGCGCCGCCAGATGCCCACGTCGGTGCCATGGATGCGGGGCAGATGGTTGGTTGCCATGACCAGTTTGAACTCGGGCCGGAACTCAAATTCCTTGCCGTACTGGAAACGGGCCGTGATGGTGTTGCCGCCGGTCATCTGCTTGACCAGACCTTCGTCCAGCATGGCACCCTGATCTCCCTCCTCGATGGTGACAAGGCGGGCCCCTTTCAGGCGGGCCACGTCGCTGCGGGCGGCACCGGAGGAACGGCTGCGGGCGCTGGTGATGGTCTCGGCCTGGGCGTTCATGCCGTAATCGCCGAACAGCTTGGCCAGCGCCTCCAGGAATGTGGATTTGCCGTTGGAGCCGTCGCCGTAGAGAAAGAACATGCACTGCTCCCGGGTGGAGCCGGACAGGCAGTAGCCGGTCATCACCTGCAGGTATTCGGCCAGAGCCCTGTCCCCGCCGGTGACGGAATCCAGAAACGCCCGCCATGTGGGCGCTGCGGCGTCCGGGTCATAGATGACCTGCGCCAGACGGGTGATATACTTTTCCCGGTCATGGGGCAGCAGCTTGCGGCGGGCCAGATCCAGGATGCCGTTTTGCACGTTCAGCAGGCCCCGGTTCCGGTCGAACTGCTCCGGCAGCATGGGGATGCCGGGCAGGTGCTGGGCCTCCTTGAGAAAGGCCTCCTTGCCCCGGCTGGAGCGGCTTTTCTGGACGTGTCTGCGCTGGGCGGCGGCGTTGTCGGTATCACGGATGCCAAAGCAGGCCTTGTCCATCTGGTCCAGCATCTCGTCCGCAAAGCGTTTGACGGTGGCCAGATCGTCCCGCTGCCAGCGGGTGCCGTCCCACACCAGCCAGCACTTGTCGGTGGGGTTGTAGCGCAGGCGGTCGGCGTACCGGTCACGGAAGCGGCGGGCGTTTCCGGTGTCGTCCATGGAGTAGCTCTTGACGCCGGGGGCCGGCGCGCTGGCCGGGGCCTGCTCCCTGCCGACACCGGTGTATTTGGCATTGAGGGCCCGCAGGGCTTCGTCCTGATCCTCAAAGGCCGGGCCGCCGTCTGCTGTCTGCGGGGGCGGGGTGTACACCTCCTGACAGTCGGCCACGGCACGATCCAGAGTGGCGTCACCGTAGGTCTTGGCACCCCGGCGCTGGTCCCACTTGGGGCGCATGAGGCCGGAAGCCCGGAACACCCGGTCCATGCGGGCCTTGTCGGCGGCGAACCAGAAGGCCAGCAGGTTGCAGAAACTCAGGTCAGCCTCGCTGTGGCTGGTGTAGTAGGCCTGCCAGCTGCCGGCATACAGGGCCGCAAAGCGCTCCCCGTCTTTTGCGCTGCAGGCGGTGTGCAGGATCTCCTCGTCGGAGCGGTCCACGGCCTGCCACACCACAGCCGGGGCAGGCGTGCCGGCGGGCTCAGTCTTGGCCAGATACTGCGCATGGACGGCGGCGCAGGCCTCGGTGCGCTCGGCAATGGCCTTTGCTTCCAGCACGTTGCCGGTCACGGTGAAATACCGGCCGCCGTCGTACATTTCCAGCCCGATGCTGCTCTTGCGGCAGGGGCCGGCGGGTTTTGTGCCGGTGAACAGGATATGCACGCCGGTGCCGCTGGGGCTGGCCTCGGTGTAGCTGTCCATCCGGGCAATGATCTGCACCGCCATATCGGAGAGGGCCCCGGTGGCCGGATCCCGGCAGTGGTCAATGTCGATGCCGCACAGCCCATCTCCCAAAAGCACCCCGACACCGCGCAGGCCATAGCGGGTGACCGCGGCCTGTGCCGCTGCCAGCGTGCCCCAGGTGGAGGGCTCGTTGGGCATGGCGTTCTTGCCGGTGGCGGGGTTGATGGGAGTTTTGGCAGCATCGAAACAGACCCAGCGGCGCGCCTCTTTCAAGGGTTGCGGGAACTGTTCGAGCATGAGCACCTCCGGTTAAAAGGGCATGTCGCCGTCATCGTCGGCGGGGGTAAAGCCGTCCGCGTCGGCTGCCGGAGCGGATGCGCCCAGCACCTCGTGGATGTCGCCCATGCCCAGATATTTGTCTACATAGGTGCGGGTGTACTGGGGGTTCTGTTTGTCGGTCTGCACATTGATGGCGCAGCGGCGGCCCGTGAACTGCGGCAGGATCTGCTCCAGTTCGCTCAGGCGTTCGAGGGGCAGCTGGATGGTCTGCAAAAAGCCCTTGAAATAAGGCAGGCCGTTCTTGTGCAGGCTGTAGCTGGTAAAGGCGTAGCGGCCCTTGTACTCGCCCTCGGTCACAACAAAAGACACGCTCAGGGCCAGACCGCCGCCCGTGCGGGCCACGATCTTGGCCTCCTTGATCATGGCGTTGTAACGGCCCACCGGCACGCTGCCGGAGCCGGTGCTGGCACTGGCCGAGGCAAATTCGTCATCCAGTGCGGCAAGGGTGCTTGCATAGTTCAGTTCGCTCATAGTAGTTACTCCTTTTCTGTGATGTTCATCTTTTTATAAAGGCTCCGGCGCTGCTTGTACTGCGTCAGGAGCTGGGGCGTCTTTTCGTCCACGATGTCCAGCACCAGCGCCTCGGTCTTGCCGGGGGCCGGGCGCTGGATGCGGCCAATGCTCTGCTGCACGATCACCTTGTTGCGGGTGGGCGTTGCCAGCACCAGCCGGTCCAGCCGGGGGATGTCCAGTCCTTCCTTGGCCAGCTGGTAGGTGGCAAACAGGATGCGCGCCTGCCCGTTCTTCATGCGGGCAAGGGCCTGCTGGCGGTCAGCCTTTTTGGTGCTGCCGCAGACGAACTCTGCCGCAAGGCCCAGGTCCAGCGCGTACCGGTGCAGCCGTTCCAGCACGGCCAGCGAGGCGGCCAGCACCAGCCAGCTGGTGCCCTCGGTGACGGCACGGTCCAGCACCGTTTCCACCGTGTGCATCCGGGCCTCGTCCGCTGCCATGTGGTGCATCAGGCGCACATAGTCGATGGGGCTCTCGTTGGCCCGGGGCGTGTACACGAAGGCGGTGGGCACGGTCTCCACCCGGGGCGTGATGGTGATCTGTTCCAGCTGGCCGGGGTCGATGACCGCCACCCTTGGGCCCAGCACCTGAAAGATGGTCTCACTCAGGCCGTCACTGCGCTGGTCGCTGGCAGTCAGGCCGAACCGCCACCGGGCGGGCAGGCACCGCAGCACCGCCGCAAACATGCTGGCGGATTCGGGGTTGTTGACCACATGGTGGCATTCGTCCACGATCACCACGCCCACGGTGCGGGTAAGCTCGTCCAGCTCCATGCGGTACAAACTCTGCACGGTGGCAATGGTGAGCTTTGTGCCCAGGCGCTTGCTCTTGCCGGAGATCACGGCCACTTCCCGGTCGTCCAGACCAAGACGCAGCTGGGCACGCTCCTTAGCCTGCTGGGCCAGATCCAGCGTGTGGGTGATCCAGAGGGCTGGCCGCCCCAGCCGGGCGATGAGCGCCATGCCGATCTCGGTCTTGCCGGCCCCGCAGGGGGCCACCAGCACGCCCTGACACCATTTGCAGGCAAGGGCGGCGTCCACGGCCTGCTTCTGGTAGTCCCGCAGGGTAAAGCCGGCCTTTTCAAAGGCGCAGGGCTCGCCCCGCAGGGTCCTGTCTTTGGACACGGTGCCTGCCGGGCGCTGCCGCCAGACTTCCTCGGCCATGCCCCGGGGCAGCGTGAGGGCGTTGCCCTTGATCTCGTACAGCATGATGGTCCTGGGAATGTTCCAGGCCGGGCGGCCCAGCCGCAGGGCGTTCTCGTAGCGGGGGTTCGGCACGGTCAGCTCCCGGATCAGCTGGTGTAGCAGCGGGGTGGGCACATCGGAGAGGTGCAGCTCTCCATCTAGGGTGTAGATCACGGGTGCACCACCTCCAGCACGTTCAGCAGGTCTGTGGGCAGGCCCTCCAGCTTCACACTGCCGCGTTCGCCGCTCTCGATGGCGTCCCGGATGTAGTACCACGGGAAGAAGCAGTCCACGGCAGGGGCGTCCCGCCGCACGGCCACCACGGCAACGCCGCCGGCGTCCTCCTTGCGGGAGAGGTTCTCCACCTCGTTGGGGCGGAAGGCCGAAAAGGGCAGGTTCCCTTTGGCAATGTGCTTGCACTCAATGCCCCAGCTGCGGCCGTCGATGGTGGCCTCGATGTCATAGGGCTGGCCGCCCCAGTCGGCGGGCCAGAGCCTTGCCCATGCCTGCGGGATGCCGCCCAGCACCGCCAGCAGATCGTCCTGCCAGCTTTTGCCCCGGGCGTTGCGGGCCTGCTGCAGCTGGTCCTTTTTCTGCCGGGTACGGGCGTCACTGGGCTTCATAGGCGGCCTCCTTGTCCTTCTCGGCGGCACGGCGGGCCAGCTCGGCCTTTTTGGCGCAGGCGGCACACAGGCACTTGCCGTAGGTCTTGCGGGTGAACTCTGCCAGCTGGGCAAGGGTCATTTTGCCGGTGGCGGACACCAGATGCCCGCAGGCTTCGCAGCGCACCGGCTCTTTGCCCTCGTTGGCCCAGTCGGCCAGCTGCTTGCCCAGCTCCGGCGTGATGACCGTGTTCAGGCCGTCCAGAAAGGTCACGTCCTTGCTGGCGGTGGCAATGTGGTCACGGCCGATGTTCAGCATCAGGTCGAACTCATACTCCACATCGTCCCGCTGCACGGGGGCCATGCCCACCTTCACCGGCACCTGCTTGCCGCGGTCGTTCTCGGTGAGCACATAATCCTGCTTGACCCGCAGGGTGCAGATGGTGTGGCAGTTGACCGACAGCAGGTAGTTGATGAAATCGTTCTGGATGCGGCCGGCCTCGTCCCAGGCGGTATAGCTGTTCTTGTTGGGCTGGGCGGCAATGCCGGCCTTGATCTCCAGCACACCACCGGAGCTGTTCCAGGCATGGGACAGGCTGTCCACGATGACCACGCCCTCCGGCCCGACGGTGCGTACGGCGGCGTCCACAGCCTCCTTGTAGTGGGCCGGGGAGTACGGCGGGGTGAGCTCGATGTAATAAAAGGCCCCGATGCCCAGATCCGAACGGTTGGCGTACAGCTGGCCGCGCTTGTGCTCAGTATCAATGAGGCAGATCTTCTTGAAATCCCCGCCGGTCATGCCGGAGGCCAGCAGCAGAGCGCCCAGCGTCTTGCCGCCGCCGGACACGCCGGCCAGCGCAATGCGGAGCTTGGATTTTTCACGGGTGGCAACAGTTACTTCTACCATGTCAATTCTCCTTTTCCGTGTGTCAGACGCGGCAGGCGGATGCCGCCGTGCGGGCGATCTCAGGCACGTTGGTGATATCGTTCCAGATCCAGAACCATGCCTCGGTGTCCTCATCCGTCCAGCGGGCCAAAATCACGCCGGGGTCAAAGGCACCCAGATTTGCCCCGCCGCTCACCACGGCAAAAGCGTCCAGATCAAAAGCGGCGGTCTCAAAATTGCCCAGCTGCACCAGAAACTCGGTCTCGGTGCGCAGGGGCAGGGGCTTCATGCCCAGATTGTAGGTCAGGGCGGTGCAGTCCGCAATAGCAAGGTCCCGCTCTGCGGGTTCTAGGGGCTTTGGGTCAAAGCCCTTCACCACCCAGGCGGCATACCCGATGCGGGGCAGGTCGGCCAGCCAGGTGACGATCTGGCCGGTGACCTTGCCGGGGCACTTTTCCTTGGGGATCAGCAGGGCCCAGCCGGCACCGGACAGGAAAAAGCAGTCCCGGAGCTCCCGCTCGGTGCGGATGATCTTGATGCCGCCGCCCTTGTAGCTCTTTTTCATGAGCCGGATCAATGCTTTGTAATCGAATTTCATTCAAACAACGCCTCCCGTTCCGCGTCCTCTTCACTGCCGGCGGCAGTGGGGTTGATGGTGTTTTCTTCTTCCAGCGAGGACATGATCTCCCCGCAGACGGCATACAAAGGGGTGCCCATCTGGGCCAGCGAAGCGTCGGCGGCAACGGCGCTGCCAAACCAGTTCAGGTACATGGCCCGCACGCTGTCCGCAATGAACTGCGCCTGCTGGGCACAGGCCTGTGCCGGGGCAAGCAGCCCTTCGGCGTCCTCCTGATACTGCCGCAGCCGGGCCTGCGCTTCGGCGGCCTGCTGCCGGGCTTCCTGCACGGCGTTGCGGGACAGAGCCTCCGCCTGCCGCTTCACTTCGTCCTTGTCCACAACTCCGGTGATGGGCTGATGCTTCAGGGCGTCCTCGGCTTTGTGGGCGCGGGCCTCGGCCTTGCTTTGCATCTTCCAGGCTTCCTCTTCCCGGGCTTCGGCAGAGTCGGCGCGCTCTTTCAGCTGGGCGTTCTGCTCGGTCAGGCCCTGAACATCCGCAAGGGCGGCATCCCGCTGGGCTTCGACATCTTGGATGTGGCTTTCCGCCCAAGCAGCCCGATTCTGGGCACCCAGCAGCTTGTCCCGCTCAGCCTCGGCAGCATCGGCCCGCTCTTTCTCGGCTTTGATCTGGGCAAGGGCTTCCTGATACTGCTTGTGCGTTGTGATATCACCGCTCTTGACCTGCTCCACCAGCTCTGCGGGGGCGCTGGGTTTTGCCACGGCATACAGCAGGGTCGGCGGCAGGGCTTCCAGAATGGCCCGCTGGCGGGGGCTGCTGCCGTCCATCAGGGCAGAGACCTGCAGCAGGTTGTAGGCGGTTGACTTGGTGATGCCAATGGAACAGCACCATGCCCGGAAAGAATCATCGCCACGGTTGCCGTGCTTGGAGTTGTCCAATTGTTGGACAACTCCGCACAGCGCATCATGGGCAGCAGCAATGGCATTACCCATGTGCACGAGGCCGCGCTCGGCCAGTTTTTTGCCGTGACGGTACTCATCCTCAGCAAAGTGCAGGTCATCCACCGTCTGTGCATCCAGCCCGGAGTAATCGAACGCCGGGCGGATTTCGTCCGGGATCGTGGTCAGGGGCTTGTTCTGTGTCGTCTGGGTTCCGGGCACTTCCGGTTTGTCAACATCCGCAGAGTGAGCGGGAGTTAAATGCTTTTCGCCTTCGGTCTGATAACTGTTGCACTCCTGCACGGGATGGCCGCAGCTGTGGCAGTTTCCGAAGCATTCTTCTTTGCACCCGCCACAGGTGCAGGTAGAGCAGATGCAGGAAGCAGGAACACCCGAGGAAGAATCCTCTTCCACTGGGTCGATGGGGGCATTTTTGCAGGGCTTGGCATTTTCTAATGCGTCCAGCATTGCGCAGTCGATTTCGTACTCGTCCAGCGGGGCGAACTCCGCGCCATTGGTCAGAAACGACTGTGGGGTCAGATTCTTGTCTGCCGCTCTGGCCAGCTCAAATCTATGCGTCATGATGCGGCTTTCTTTCCAAATGCTGCCGTTCCAGTACCAGAACCGGCCGCGGTAACAGGCATAAACCGTCTTGTTGGAAAGTTTGGAACTGATGGTGTAGTCCGTCATACCCGCACCTCCATCTCCTTCAGGCGGTCGAGCATCTCGGCCTGCAGATCTTTGCTCATGGGCACGAAGCTGTTGTTCTTCCAGCCGTAGCACAGGATGGGCCCATAGAGATGCTGGCCGCGATAAGTACGGCACAAGTCTCTGCCGTAGATGCCGTACACCAGCACTGCCGGCGTACGGGGCAGCACTTTCTGCTCACAGGGGCACTGCAGACGGGCCTCGATGCCCTGCAGGGTGTCCGGCAGAGAGGTGACTTCCGGGGACTTGCCCGGCTCGATCAAAATACCTTTCATTTGTAAAATCCTTTCTGATGTGATATCATCAGGATGATGGTGAGTAGAAAATCCATCATCCTTTGGGCTCGTCGGTGTCGTTACCACCGGCGGGCTCTTCCTTTTTGGGCCGGGAGAGTACTCTGATCCATTCGGCACGCTGGTCGGCGGATGCATAGTGGTAGCCCACTTCGTCCATGCCGTGCTCGCGGGCAGGCTTTTCAAAGCCGTTTTCTCCGTGGGCCAGCTCATAGCCGGAATCGGCCAGCTTCAGGATCTGGCGGGGTTCCCAGCCCTGCATGGCTGCGGTAAGCTCCAGATAGGCAAGAGCTGTGCCACAGGACATGGCGGCTTCCCGGATATAGTTGGAAGGAATGCGCGTCAGTTCATCGACGTCCAGGCAGCCTGCCGTTTTGATGCAGTAGGCTGCGTTGCTCTCAATGGATGCAGCTGCCGTGCTGAGCTTTGCGGCTGCCCCGGCCAGATGTGCTACACAGTCCCTGTCCTGCCATTTGAGGGGCAGTTCCTGCACCAGATAGGCCAGCACATGGGCCTTGCGGTCAGTGAGTTTCATGGGGCTCCTTTCTCCGGGGTGGCGTCAGGCTGTCCACCTCGCTGCGCGGGATGAGCTCCCGCTGACAAATGTACTTGACGTGCTGCCTGCCGTCCTTGAGCCAGTGGCAGACGGAAGCGGCAAAAGAATTTGCGCTGGCGTAGCCCAGCCGCCGGGCGCACATGGCAGCCGTGCCGCTGGCCAGCAGGTCGCCGGTTTTGGCGTCCCAGACCGTATACCAAAAGGCATTGTTGACAAGGTCAGGCATGGGCCTCGTCCTCCATGAGCTGCAGCACACCTTCCAGCTCCTCGGCCACAATGTCATAGGCCTCGGCCCGGCCCTCGCACTGGTGCTGATCAGACAGCCAGCGGGCCGTCGTCACTGCATCCCGGTTGCGTTGGGCGAGCCGTCTGTATTGCCTGTGCAGGCTCTCGACGTACTCCTTGGCGGTCATGCGTCGGCCTCCTTTGTGAGCTTAAGGACACGGTCGAGGATTCTGCCCTGTGCCTCAAGCGTCCGGACAGTGCACTTAAGCGCCCAAATTTCGGCGTCCAGCAGCTTGTCCTTTGCGTAGAGCGCCAGAGTGTACAGCAGGTTGATGAGCTTCTTTTTCAGCATCAGCCCACCTTCTTCCGGCTCTTCACGGTATTCTGGGGCTCCTTGTGGACTTTCCGGCGGGCCTGCTCCTCGGCGTCCTGCACGGCAAAGCTGATGCGCATCAGGGCAAGGGCTGCCAGAATCAGCACCATGGCGGTGGTGAACTCGCCGTCGGTGATCGTGCCGCCCAGCTGGGCCCCGCCCTCGATGCCCATAGCATACAGCAGGCCTGCGCCCAGACTGGCGGCTGCCAGCACCTGCCAGACTGTGGATTTGATTTTCATGCATCTTCCTCCTGAAAATAGTCGCTTGCGGGTGTGCAGTCATCCAACGCCCACCCTACGACCGGATGCCACTCGCCATCTGCAAAAACCTGCAGGCCGGTGTGGTGCTCGTCCTGAGTGCGTCCGCCCAGCTGGTAGTGGCCGGATGCCCGGCTTCCATCCCAGCGGAACCATTTGTTCCAGAACAGCGGTGCAACGTATGCGCACCCGATGGGGACCTGCGCCCGCTCACGGGCGGGGATAATTGTGGTGGTCATGTGGTTTCTCCTTACTTGTAGCTGCGCTTCTGGACGCTGGTGCGGCCATAGCGCATGAAGTAGATAAAGCCAAGCCGCGGGATGCGGATGGTGCTGCCGTACAGGATCACCGGGAAGCCCAGGGCTCCGGCATCGATCTGTGCCTGGCTGCGGATGGACTGCACGCTGCAGCCCAGGAACTGCGCCACCTGTTCGGCGGTCAGGGTCTGCTGGGGGTAGGTCTCCAGCTCGTCCAGCGTGGTGGGAAACGGGGTCTTTTCCATGGATCATTCCTCCTTCTTGTCCGGCAGGGCGGTCTCCAGCGCCGTTGCCAGGATCTCGTCAAAGCCGGGCAGGCCAAAGGCGATGATCTGCAGCTGGTCGATGCGGCTGTCAAGGTTGGCCTGTGCCTGCTTGACCAGGCTTTCTGCCTGGCGCAGGTTGTCGCACATCTTGCCGTAATCGGTCTTGGCCTGCAGGAACCGGGCCTTGTAGTTGTCCCTGTGGTGGATGAAGTCGTCGCGCAGTCCGATGACCTCGGCAAGCTCAGCCTTGGCGCTGCTCACGTTCTGGATGGCGGTGTTCAGCCGGGTGTTGGTGGCTTCCAGCTGTTCGATATGCTGCTTGGCCTTCACGCTCTCATAAGCGCCGTGCTCCCGGATGGCGGGCAGCACCTCGCTGGTGACCCAGTGCTTGAAGGCTTTGGCCTTCGGCATCTTGCTGCTCAGGATCAGGCTGTACAGGCCGCTCTCATTGATGATGAGCATCTCCTGTTCACCGCCGGGGGTGCCCTGAATCGGGGCAACCTTTTGATCTTCAGGGTCAACATGGCGGGAAATTGCATTCTGGGGTTTTGCGTACCCCAGCGCCGTGGCAACGTCCTTGCCAACCAGCCAGGGCGTGCCGTCGATCTCGACGGTGCGCACCTGCCCGAACTCGGGGTTTGAGAATGTGGTTAAGTCGTTCATGTGGGTTTGACCTCCTTGTGAGCGGTTCCCTTCTGCGGTAGAATAGAGGGGCAGAAGGGAGGTGGAAATAATGGAACCTACGGCAAATGCGGGAATGTCTGTTTCAGACTGGTCATCGTTGGTAGCGATGGTTGTAGCAATCTGTGCATTGTTTTCTCCGGCTTTAACAGCCTTCTTCAACAATCAACATCAGCTTGAAATGAAAAAATTGGAGTATGAACATCAGGAACGCGAAGCACAGCAAAAGCGAGAACGCGAAATATATGAAGGTTATATTCGAGCTGCCGGTGCTGCGATTCAATATCAGACCAAAGAAAGCATTCAAACCTTTGGAGAGCATTCGGCTCTTGCAATGTACTATGTACCAGAAGAATTACGCGTTGATATGGTTTTGTTGGAAAAGCTCGCGCAACGTAGAGAAAGCTATGATGATTTGCTTGTAAGAAAAGTGGAATTGCTGAATAGAATCATTGTTAAAATGCGAGAGCTACGAGGAGCACAGTCGTCAACGCACCAACAATGATGGAGTAGATGGGATACCACGTCATGAGATCCGGCACGAGTTTCTTTGTGAGCAGATTGAACAAGACGATGACAGCCCAGAGTATCGGAATCAACTTTAGCGTAAACACTGTGGACAATCCTCCTTATTCAGATTTATCCGAATTATGATATGGTAGCTCGACATTCTGCACCACCAGCTGCTGTCTGCCGTCACGCCAGTCCGGCTGACCAACTCTTCCACAAGCTGCGAAGTCGGTACATCTTTCAGCGCCCAGCGTTCCTCTTCCACAGGTTCGCTGGGCTTTTTGTGGTTCTCCATCTTCTTCACCTCCTTGTGTGCACCTCGCTCCTGCGGTAAAATGGAGAAAAGCAGGAAGGAGGTGTAATTGTGGCAGACGATTCCTATGAGTTTGAAGCATTGCCCACAGAACGACAGGAGCTGCTTTTGGACTGGATTCGGAAGAATCTAAATCCTATCCAGTCCATCAATCCGAAAAGTGGCTCCGGTGCACTGAAACATCTGGTTCAGCTTGCTCCCGGCGAAAACTCGTACTTCACAAATGGAGAATTCAAAGGAGCCATGCTGAAAGCCGGTTATCGGACTGAAAACAGAGAAGCAGTAAACTGGACATTTAACGTTTCTCAGCGCTCTCCTGCCATTCTGGCAGCAAAGCATCCAAAGTGACGTGTAGGACTTCCCAGTCCTCGTAGACTGTCAGCCCCTGTTCCCGCAGGAGCTTTGCAGCAGTGGTCTTGCCGGTAGGGCCCTGCGGCCCGTCAATAATGATTGCTTTGTACGGCCATCCCTGCATCTTTTTCTTGATGCGGGGAATGGTCTTTTTAAATTGTGCAAAGGTCATCTCGCTTTCACCTCCTTTGAAATGAGCACAATATGTACTCACTCTGCGAAAAAAATTTCTTCGACACTCTGGCCGAAGTACTGGGCGATGCGCTTCTTGATCTGATCGCGGGGAATACGTTCGCCACGCTCATACATAAAAAGCGCCGAAGTACTGATTCCAAGCGCATCAGCAACGGTTTTTGCGTCCATTTCGCCACGCAGCGCACGCAGCTTATGGCCGATTGTCTTACTGTCCATCCGTGGTGGTCACCTCCTTTCTGTGCACTTATTGTACTCAAAGTGGAGAAAAAAATCTATTCGCAGAGTGCACAAAATGTGCATAAAATGATAGTGCACTTTTTGTGCTTGAATTTGTGCACGATATGTGCTATTATTTGATTGTAATAATATAGGGAGGTGGCCAAATGGCAACTTTTGCAGAGCGGCTGAAATCGCTGCGCCGTGAAAAAGGCTGGTCACAGCAGCGGCTTGCGGACGAGTTGGAGTTGTCCAAGAGCAGTGTAAACATGTATGAGCGTGGGGAGCGAGAGCCGGGGTTTGAGACCATGGAGGCAATCGCTGACCTGTTTAATGTGGATATGAACTATCTGTATGGCCGTACGGATATTAAGATTGCTGATCCGATTGTGCTCGATCATTCCGCTGCCCCCGCCCCTCGTCCCATCCCGAAGGGGTTTGAGCCGATGCCCAAGATGAAGAAGATCCCGCTGGTGGGCTCGATCGCCTGCGGCACGCCCATCCTGGCCCAGCAGAACATTGAAAAAATCGTGGACGTGCCGGAGAACATCCGGTGCGATTTCTCCCTCACCTGCCACGGCGACAGCATGGAGGGTGCCGGCATCCATGACCGGGACGTGGTGTATATCCGCATCCAGCCCGAGGTGGAAAACGGCGAGATCGCCGCGGTGCGCATCGGCGAGGAAGCCACCCTCAAGCGGGTGTACTACCAGAACGGCACCCTGACCCTGATGCCCGCAAACGCCGCCTATGCGCCCATGGTCTACACCGGCCCGGAACTGAACGACGTGCAGATCGAGGGCAAGGCCGTGGGCTGGACCCACTGGGTGGGGTGAAAAGGTTTATGATGTTCAAGAATGCGTGAAATTTTATTGAGGAGTAAAACCGTTCTTCCGCTTGCTTTATTGCGTGGCATATAATGCAAATGCATGATACAGACCCCGCCACGCCTCTCAATGATGCGTACCATGGCGGGGTCGCTTTATTATGAGTTGCCGAGGAATCCTCGGTAGTTGAACAAAACAAAAACGCCCCCGGTGCTACCAACACCGAGAGCGTTTGCAGAATGGCTTGCCCACAAGGGTACAAGACAACCTAACCAACTGTTATTGTACTCCAAAAGGGCAGGCTTGTCAAAGTGTACCCTTCTGGAGGTGAAAAGAATGTTTGAATGCCCGAAATGCCACAAGGAGCTGCCGGACGGTGCAGCATGGTGCTGCTGGTGCGGCGCAAAGCTGGTGACCACACGGAAGCCCCGTGCCCGGTCGAACGGGGAGGGGAGTGTCTACCAGTACGGCAATGCTGGCAAGTGGCGTGCCGAAATCAACATCTATAAGGATGGTGTGCGTTACCATAAGATCCGCAGCGGCTTCAAGACCAAGCGGGATGCCGTGCAGGCCCTGCCGGAGATGCGGGAGCTGGTGCTGAACGGGCAGGAATTTGCCCAGGATGCCACCCTGCAGGAGCTGTGGGAGATGATCTGTGCGCAGACATTGCCCAAGCTGAGCAAGGACAAGGCCAGCCACTACCGCACAGCCTGGGCGGCGCTGGAGCCGCTGAAGAACGCCAAGATCCGGAACCTGCGTTATGCGCACCTGCAGCCGATCGTGGACGCCCGCGAGGGCGGGTACTACCCCAAGCGGGATATCAAGGCCCTGCTGGGCAAGATGTACACGCTGGCCCTCAAGTACGAGTATGCCGATAAGGATTACTCCAAGCTGCTAGATCTGCCGCCGATCAGCGCCAGCACACGCACCGCCCTGACCGAGGACGAGGTGCAGCGGATCTGGCAGGACTACGATGCCGGACACGAGTTTAGCCGGTACTGGCTCATTATGGCCTACACCGGAATGCGCACCGGTGAGATGCTCACGATTCTGAAAGCGAACACCCACCTGGCTGAACAGTACTGCACCGGCGGCATCAAAACGGATGCCGGCAAGGCCCGGCAGATCATCTTCCCGGACAAGATCATGCCCCTTGTGCGGGAAGCCTACCGTAGCGGCACCAAGCGCCTGTGCGAGGTGGACGAGAAAACCTTCTATGCCGAGTGGCACGACATGGCCCAGCGTGTGGGTCTGCAGCCAGACATGACGCCATATTGCCTGCGCCACACCACGGCCACGCTGCTGGCTGTGGAGAAGGTCGCCCCGGCAATTATAAAGGAAGTGCTGGGCCACACGGACTATGCGGTCACGCTGGGCTACACTCACATCCCGCTGAAAGAAAAGCTGGACGCGATGAACAAGTTGAAGTGATCAGCCGCGTGCAAGATCGTTGTACAGCATTTCGAGGAACTGTACAGCACTGGGGCAGCCGTCCAACGGATAGCCAGCCAGCTCCTGCACACGGGAAGGGTTGGTGTGCCATGCGGTCTGCGCGGCACGCCGGATGGTGCTTTGAATGGCCGTCCAGTCACTGCATTGCTTGTCAGCAATCGGCTCATAGACCTCTTTCTGGACAGCTTCCAGCCGGTCCTCTTGTTCCCAGATAAGCCGCAGGCAGTCGGCAATGATGGAGTAAGAACGCATACTGCGGATGATGCCCAGAGGCCGGAGTGTCTGAGCAATGCGCAGCGAGAGCGTGGAAGAATCAGTGATTGGCAC